TCCAATAGTGCTTCCATTGAATCCTGGAGCTGGTTCCCAACTATAAACAACTTCTTCTCCAGTAGAAAACCCATGATTTTCTACTGTAATAATATCATCTTGAAGATTTATGTCTTCTGCAATAAAAGATACTTTTTTATATTCAAATTCACTTTCATTTTGAATGATATTTACTTCATCAATAATTTTTTTGGGTAAAGTAGAAATAAAACTTTGAAGTCCACCTCCAAAAGTTCTTAGATTAATTAAATTTGTTCCTTCATAAGCATCTTTTTGATTGAATGCAAGAGCCATGGAAGTTCCTGCACCAACATTTACAACATAGTAAATTGAATTATTTGTTAAAAATCCATCAGAGACTTGAGTTCCAATACCAATAGACGTAGTATTGAATGTTTTATAGAGAATAGGTTCTCCAGTAATAAACCTGTGTTTATCTGAAAATACAAATATATTGTTTACTGTATCAACTACATTGTCCTTTGATGTTGAATTGAATTCAATTTCATTATTTGTATTTTTTATTTTTACTTCAGTTACAATGGTAGGATTATTTCCTCCCAAAATTTCCACTGTTGGAACTTCAACATAATCAAATCCAGGATCAGTTACAGAAAGTTTTGCTAATTTCCCTTTTAACTGTGGAATTATTTTACTATTTGGATATTTTACATTATTGAAAAACACCTCAAATCTTGGTGGATTTGATAAATTATAATTAGAACCAGAATTAAGAACTGAGACTGATTCTACAGGACCATAATAAATTTTATTAAAAGATTTATAATTTCGTAATTCTACTCCATTAACAAAAACACCCAAATTTCCTGGAGAAGTATTTTCTTTAGTTAATGATAATTGTAGGGTTTTTGGTATTTTTTTATATAATTTAGTTGATGTAAATGAATTTCCATATTGAGCAGTTGGTACTAGTGTTATAGTATTAACTCTTCCAGACTCAATATTGAATTGATTGTATTCAAAGAAAACAACATGAGATAATATTTCTATATTTTCTCTTGATTGTGATAATCTAATTTGAGCATCGCTAACTTTAGTTACATAATATGAAATGCCAGTAGAAATTCCTATTTCATTTTTAAAACCTTGAGATGCAGTAAAACTTACAACAGTAACTTCATCACCAGTATTAAAATAATGATTTGTATCATCACTTAAGGTATCAATATTTACCACAGAAAAAGATTTATCAAGAGTTAAAGGACTTACTTGATATTCTGGTAAACCATTTGTGGTCAAATAATATGAATCATTGTCTACAAAAGAATCTTGAATATTTGCAGTTAAATTTAAGTTTGGCGATTTTTTAATACGTCTTCTAAATAAAATTCTTTTCCCTAAAAGTGAATTTAAATTTCCATATTGTTGAGAAATTACTGTTGTTGATACGGAAAATTCTTTAGAGTTAATAAAGTTTACTGCAAGATTTGTTGCAATTGTAGCATTAGTGTTTTCAAAATATAAATCAACAACATCACCAGCCTTTAAATAATGTGGAAATTTGCAAAGTGCAACTCCACCAGAAATAGAAAATCCTTCCTTTTGATTATTTCTAATTTGTGTGGTTAATTCATTAACTACATTTCCAGGAGAAACGCTGATAGCATGATTATAAATCAAAGAGTTTAAAAATATAGATGATTCCGAAGAACCAACTTGAGTTATTTCAATTGGGTCTTCGTCATATGCTAAAACAACATCAGTATTTGAAAGGTCTAACTTTGACAAAACATTACAAAGTTTAAACTTAACTACTGCTGAACTATTTTCTTCTATTGCATAAATGAAATGATCTGAAAATACTTTAGTTTTTTTGGAAATTGAAGTATTAATTCCAGAGCAGTTTAAAAATTGATTATTAGTTTTATCTGTGTAGGTAACTATTTGACCATTTATTTCTAAGATCCCACTATTTGAAAATCCTATTGTAGAATCAACTGTGAGGATTGTTGAATCCACAGCAGTATCTTCTACTACAAATGTTTTTGGAGTGGTCACGAAGGTCCCCTCAATGCTTCCTCTGGGGTTTAAATTATTAGAGTATCCAGAAAAAATTTGTAATTTGTAAAAAGTTTCTCCTCTAGATTTGAATGATTCTACATTATAGATAGAACCATTTGCAGTTTCAATGTTATATTGAGAAAACTTGTCTTGATATAATGTTTGTCCATTAATTTTAAATGGATCTCCATCAACTAATTCACAAACAAAAGTTTCTACAATTCTCCATTTGCCATCTGATGGAGTAAAGCAATAATCATCTGGTTTAATGATTTTTACATTTTCTGCATATAATACTTTGAAAAGAATCTTAAAGGCTTCATCAGTTCCCTTTGACTGATAAAATGTTTTTGCTTTGCTAATAAAATTTTGTGGATTAATTTGGGGAGCAAAATCCCTGTTTTCAAATCCTGGTGTAAATTGATACTTAATTTTTTCAAAAAATTCTTTTAGAAAAAGATTACTTAAATTATGGACTGTACTATCTTCTGTGTGTTCTGATGCTTCTGATTGAGAAAATACTAAAAATTCTGGATTATTTTCTTGAGTCAGCGAAGATATTCCACTAAATCCTCTAATACATCCAGTAAATGATGTTGAAGTAATTCCAGTGTATGTAATAATTTCATTATCAACTTTTAGAAGACCATATTCCTGTGGCCAACCATGAGTAGATTCTACATTGATAACATCATCAAAAAATTGTACATTTGATGATAAAGTAGTTTCTGCTATTAAATTTTTACTGTCAAAACTATCAAGGTTTTTATAAGAAATTAAATTTTCAGCAATGTCTATTGTGGAACCTTGAAATTCCTGTGAAATATAATATTGTTTTAAAAATTCTACAAAGTTTGGGTTCTCTGTAAGAATAAACTCTGGTATTTGGTTTTGAACTACGTCACTAACCTTGACTACTTTATTTTCTTGATTCATCTTAATTTCTTATTTTAATTCCAGATAAGTAACTTGATTCAGGTGTGAACATACTACCAGAGGCATTTTCTCCTGAAGAGATAGTATCTTTTAACATAGTAATATCACTTCTACCAACATCCAACTTTAAATAAATGGACTTTTTGGCAATGATATCATTTGAGTATGGGGTTGCTTCAATTTCTATAATGTTATTTGGTCTCAATGTTGAAGATACATTTATATTATCTATATTTAAAATTCCAGTGACATAATTGACTGTTCCAATTTCTGAAACCTCATTTACTACAGTTCCAGTCAGGTAAAAAAGGAATAATTTTCCAGTCTGCATATCATCATTTGGTTTGTCTGAAATGTAAAGAACATTTGGATTGTTTTGAATATTAAATCCAGTAGAACGAATATTGTATCCTTCCTTACCCACATAAAATCTATTTTCAAAACATACCAAATAGTTTGTTGGACTATTGATTAAAGTTCCAACATTTCTCCTAATCCTAACTTTTGTGATGTTAGATGTGATTGAAGTATTAGTAGCATCAATTATACGTAATGCTTTGCTATATTTGAATCTTCCTCCAAACTTATTCAAGTCTGTAGAGTTAGAGTAAGCATTCAGTGAATTTGTTACTTGTGTTCTCAAATCACTAACTGACCCAACAAAGTTTGAATTGTAATAAACTGTGGAATCTAATTCAACATAAAGAACATTAATATTAACAAATTCTGGTTTGATGCCTGCCACAGAATATTGTCTCAAAGAATTCAAAATAGATTCTTTAGTAGATTCAGATAAGTAATCTGAATTCTTTGGTTTTGCTGCAATGAATACTTTACCATATTCTGGTGGAGTCAATTCTTCGCCACCATATGCAGTAACTGATTCAATGTTTGGGTAGATTGATGGTATCAGTGCTTCATAATCACCAGCAGTGACTGCTCTGTACTGTGATGCATACAATCTTGGGGAATAATACCTTACAGATTCAAGGGATTGAATGTTATCGCCATTCTGAGAGGCAGTATTTGTGATTACAGGACCTATTGTTGCATTTAAAATAGCATCATTATTGTCTCTTATGGTGCCAGAGAAACTAAAATTAGATGCTCCATTACCTGCAGAACCATTTGTAGTGATATAAGAGGTATTGATTTGATTATTATTGTTTAATTTTTTACCAAAAACTCCATCACCAAAGAAAATTTCATATTTTTCATCAGAAATTTCTTGAATTAAGAATATTTGTGACTCAGAATTAATTCCAACAATATTGTCAATATAATTATACTGCTCTGTAGTGGTATCTTGAGCAGTATTTTTGACATTTATCCTAATTGTTGAAGTGTCAATATAAGGATTTGGTAAAATATACTTCTGATTTGGTTGTGAAGTATTTACTGTGAAGATTTTTGTAAGATATGTTCCTTCATAAATGTCAATTTCTGAGAAAATTGCTTCACTACTTGCTACCCCAACAGTAATATCTTCTGGAATTGAAAAAATATAACTTGTATTGTCCAATGACCCTGTACAAACTATACCTGCTTTGAGGGTAACTGTTTTGACTGAAGTGTTAATATTGTTTACTATAAAAGAAATGTTTGCTTTTGCTGCTCTTCGTGACAATGGAACAAACCCTATGTTCCTTGCAAGAGAGACTACATTCTCTCTAAGGGTTGCACTATCAAGGAATGCCTCATTTGCCACCATATTGGTGTTGTAGGCAGTCAGATAAGTGTTATAGGCAAGTACATCAATCAGAATAGAAAAGTTAGAACCCTCAAAATCAAAGTCAGTAAAGGTTGAATTTGACCTTAAGTAATCTTTAATGGAGGTTCTAATCTGATCGAAATCCAGATTAGTGAAATCTGTAAAAGCCATTAGTACCTAGTTGGTTGTAATATGAAGTTAATTGCCTGCGTTGGAAGGGGAAGTCCAACAATATCATAAACAATTGTAATATCTAACTCATTATCTTCTGGAAAAATTCCAACATCTACACGTCTGACTGTAACTCTTGGTTCAAAGTTAGAAAGAAGTGTTCTAATTTCTTCTTGAATTGGGTCTACAAGTCCACTATCTGCAAGTTCAAAGAAGTAATTTTCTACATTAGACCCTAACAGTGAGTTAAAAAACCTTTCACCTATTCTTGTTCTAACTAAATTAACAACAGAACGCTTAATTGCATCTTCATTTGTTAATGTTCCGATGTCATTTGTTACAGGGTGCCTTAAGAAAGACAAGCTGATATCTTTAAATCCTCTTGAAATATTCTCTAAAGGCACCTGCAACTACGTAATAAGATACTTTTATTTATTGAGGTTTCCCATAGGTTGGTTCAGTTCCATATTCCCAATCATCATAGTCTTCATCATTACGAATTGTTTCATGAATTTCTGCTTGTTCCTTTAAAAAATGCTTATTTCTTGGAACATCATCATGCATAATTTCTTGAATTGTTCTTTTATCAAATTTTGTATCATAATCAGTGACTAAATTTGTAGTCCCCCACATTTGATACATGTAATTTTTGTCTCTATCTACAGGTAAGTTTGCCATTGTGCTCCTAATTCGAGTGAATTAGAACTTTTTAAGGGGTTGCCATCCCTATTTCGTACATAAAATCATCAGAAGTTTCAATTTTTCTTTTATTTTCAACTGAATATTCAGTCAAATCTATTTCATAACCAGGATTTTTTGTAATTCTGTTGCGAATCCAGGCATCATCATACCACAAAATCTTATTATTTGGGTATGCATAGTAATTTCCATTGTCCATTTTGAAAAAATGTGCACATTTATGCTCTGGAGTCTCACTGAAATTGGTATTCAAGGTTGATTTTGATTCCCAAGACCAATCTAGGGTGAACAAATAGACCCCTTCATTCTTTTCGCCCTTGTAATTAATCAATTCTGCACGCAATCCAGCAAGTCTAGACCTTACTTGAACATCAATATAAGGCGAAAAGCAATCCCACCACATACACTCCTCCAATTTTGGCACTGGAGCATCAGGTTTCCAGCAAAATGCATGAATTGGTCTTCTAGTCCAGTTAACGCCATTCTCTAAAAATGCTTCAAAGAGGGGCACATGCTTCTCCAAAGATGCCACTGAGTGAACATCACATAATGTTACCTCACCATGCCCTTCCTTATGGTTGTAGAGAAACTCATTTCTTATGTAACATGTAAATGTAGGAAGATTATGATTTAGATATGACATAAACACCTAATAAAAAAGCAGGAGTTTCCTCCTGCTCTATCTATATCAATTACCTTGACCCCTATAACGCTTCTTCCTACCATTCCTTGATGTGGCAGAGAGTTTGGTATTTTGAGAACAACCCTGACGAGTCTTCTTAG